AGTGAAGTAGTGCAGCACCACGGTGTGGCTTCAGAAATCGAGTATACACACGACCATGAAGCGGGAGAGCATGGATTAAAATCCACGCATGAAGACGGACACGTACATCAGGCCGCTTTTAAGGACCCCGCTCTTATGTATGAGGCTGGGGGCGAATTACAAGCAGATTCAGTAAGACGCAGAACGCATCCAGATCAAAGTGGGGCATCTAGCGAGGGTGACAACGATAGGGTTCCACAACACGAAGCCGCAGACTTAGCATAGGAGAAACAACATGGCAAACAACAACGCTAACGGCCAAGCAATTAATGTAGGAGATCAAGTCAGCATAATTGCTACTACCATATCTACAGCTACTTTTGGTTCCACAATTCCTTCGTCTCTGGCTACGGTTACCGCAGGAACGGCGTTGACTCCTGCTACGTTTACGCACCAAGCTAATGATGCAAAGGCTGTGCAACGTAGCAATGACGCAGCACACCCCGCTTTGGATTTGAACGGAAAAAACTATGGTGCTGCTGGGGATCAGGAAACTGTACTCGGTACGGTAACGGCGATTTCGGGGACTGGTGACACGGCAAGTGTATCCGTAAAACTCATCACCTCAGGTGCAGTCATTACAGTACCAGCAGGGGTTTGCAATTCCGCTTCACCTCTGGGAGGGTTGCAGTAATGCCGTTTGTTAGCCAAGCGCAAGCAGGTTGGGCACACACCCACCCCGATGAATTCGGCAGGAAGAATTTGAAAGAGTGGGACGCAGCTACCAAAGGAAAGACGCTTCCCAAAAGAGTGAAGAAAGCGTCTGGATTAGGGAGAAAGAAATGACTGGACTGGGAAAAAAGAAACTAGCCTCTACCGAGGCACCATCCTTGGATTCCACACCAATGGCGTCGTGGATGAGTGGAGAAGCACCCTCACCAAAACCTCGCAAGAAGCCCCGTGTGGATTCGGGTGGGCAATTAACACGAGGCAGCAACAAGTTGGCATAGGAGAACAGCATGACTGGACTAGGAAAGATTCACATCAAAAAGTCCCATAAGGGATTATTGCACAGTGACACAGGTACACCACAAGGTGACAAAGTCCCAATGTCCAAGATGCGGTCGCAGAAAGCCAACGGTTCACCAGCCGAACGCAAGAGAGCAACTTTTGCCCTCAACGCACGCAATTGGAATAAGTAGGAGAACGTATGGCTCTAGGAATGGCACGACCGAAGTCAAAGTTGCCCAGTCCCTCAACTAACTTCAAGTTTTCGAACAAGCAGGACTATATGAGCGAAGCGATGAACGGTAACCAAGACAAAGTCAAAGATGCCATGGGTCTAGGCAAAAAGAAGAAGTAAGGAGCAACACATGGAAACGGACACTTCAACACCCAGTAACGTCGGCACAGGCATGGAAGGCGCGAAGGGTGGCCAAGATTCACAAGAAGACCCAAACGATTCGCCTGTAGGTGTCTACGCTCCGTTCCCTTATTCGCCAGAACCGTTCGCAAATTTAAGTGAAGTTGCTAGAGGTGCGTTGATCGGATTAGATAACATAGCCACAAAAACCGACACCGCTGCACGAAGAATGGAAGTCGAACAAACGTGGGAGGCGCTTCATTTTGAGAGGGGCTATCAACACTTATTGCGTGGTAAACAAGGTGGATGGCAACTCCCAGGCGCGAACACAGGGTTCGGCGCTAAGGAACAGAAGAACAACAACACCATTTACGACACCAACGTTTACGGTCCCAAGGGTGACATCATTGTCGCAGCACTATCGCGTGAAGTCCCTAAAGTTGAATTCTCCCCATGTAACCCAGAATACGGCCCAGACCGAGTAGCAGCCGAGGAAGCAGAACGCTTCAAAGAAATTTGGGCACGCAACAATAATCTTCATGGGCTTCTCACTGAAGTAGCCAGAATCTTCTGGAATGAAGATCGTTGCCTTCTGTGGACACGCTACGAATTGAACGGACAGAAGTATGGCTTCGAAGGAGAAGTGCATGCCCCAACCGTTCCTGAAAACATATTCAATGAACCAGACGCAGAGCCTACGGGTCAGGATACCCTTGACGATGTTCTGGCCGCACAAACCTCTGAAGTGGAAGACGAGCCAGAGAGCAATGGTGGGGAAGACCTACTCATACAAGCGGGTGGAGCAGGAGATGACCGCAAGCCGCTAGGACGCGAAGTAACAACCGTCCACGGCAAGTTGGATCACAAGGTTCCCATCGCAGTTGACAGTTTCGATCTTATGCAGTTCGTGCAGTTGTCCTTGGACTTGGACGTGGCAGTAGTTCGTGGGATGTTCCCATGGATTGCCGACAAGATTAACCCAGGCACTGACGGAATGTCCGAGACACAGTTGGACAGAATCGCTAGGGAGAACGTGCGCCAAGCAGTAGTAGGCGCGTACGTAACTGGCGACTCCTTGAATCGACATAGCACAGTGAAGTTTTCTTGGTTTAGGCCGTCAATGTTCCTAGACCAATCAGTGAGTGATGAAGCGAAGGCCGAGTTGCTGGAAGCATTCCCTAACGGGGCATTGCTGGCCAGGGCTGGTGCCGAGTACGCTTTTTCACGCAACGAGAAGATGGACGACCACATCGTAATTGGACACCCATGGGCTGGTAAAGGCCAGAACCGTCGCAGCATGGGCACAATGCTCATCTCGGTACAGAAGCGAATCAACGACTGGGTAGACTTGATGGACGACTTCTTCAAGCGCACCATACCAAAGAAATGGTACAACGCCGACGCTTTCGATATGGAAGCACTGAAGACGCAACCCAACATCCCTGGAAGTTCAGGGCCGTTCTTACCGCAACCGGGACTTACACTACCAGCGCAGTACATCATGGTAGAAGATACGCCGCAGCCTCAGGCTGCACTGCCTGACTTCATTAAGTGGTTCATTACTACGTTTTCAGAGGAAGTATCAGGCGCACTGCCATCTTTATTCGGAGCCGCAACCGGAGAACAAACAGTAGGCAACGCTGTTATTCAGCGCGACCAAGCATTGCAGCGCGTAGGCTCACCGTGGAACGCATGCCAAGACATGTTCGCCGCAGCAGCACAACAAGCAGTAAAGTGTGCGGCAGAATGTCGTGACGGCAAGACGATCCAAGAGAATATCAAAGGTAAGGGCAACGTTTCAGTCAACACAGCGAACTTACTTGCTGGAAATGTCACTTGTTACCCAGACACCAACCCAGCATTCCCAGAGTCACAGTCTCAGAAGGAACAGAAGCTGATGACCTGGGTAGACAAGTCTGCTGCAAACCCAGCCTTGAATGCTATTGTGTTCTCACCAAGTAACTCCATAGAGTTGTTTGATCAGATGCGCATGAAGGGATTCAAAGTCCCAGGTGCATCATCGGCGGCAAAGCAACGCAATGAGATGGAAGTCCTGTTGAGAACAGGTACGCAAGACAATCCTCAGTTCGTTCAGATGCAGAGCACACTGCAGAAAGCAACTCAAGGCATACAACTGGCTCAGGCGTCTGGACAACCAGTTCCGCCTGAAGCACAAGCAATGACTGCTCAGTTGGGTCAGGCTATGAAGTCTACCCCACCAAAGATCAGCACTGTTCCTGTAGCCGATGACGAGAGTGAGAATCACGCAGTTGAAGCGGACGAGTGCTTTGAGTGGATGAACTCCACCGAGGGACAAAAGTTCCGCAGTGGTACACCAGAGCAGCAGGCAGGGTTCGACAACACGCACACACATTGGCAGCAGCATACAGCGATGGCCAAGAAGATTGCCGCAGCGAACAAGCCACCGGATAAACCACCTTCCGAGTCAATCTCGGTAGATGTGTCGAAGATGCCGGGTAATGTGGCAGTACAGGCTCTAGCAAAGATGGGCATTCAAGCAACGCCGAACGACTTTGCGGGGCTGGCTGATCAACAGCTTCAGCACAAGGTTGCAGCCAAGGCTGTGCCCGAGGCGCTGAAGGGCGAAAAGCCACAGCAACAACAACCGCCACAGCAAGGGGAACAACCGCCACGTCAATTAAGACGTTAAAGTTTGAGAAGAAGCGGAGATGTGGTCCGCGCCAGTCATGGGACTGGAGGACGTAGGACAACCGGAGAAGCGTGCTGATAGCCTACCTTCCGTTCAATAACCACCTACCTTCCCAACCAAAATATCAGGACCTCGAATCCTGAAGCAGCCGAGGAGGGTGCCTAACACACCCTCCAGAGCGATCTTGTTAGGAGATACCATGGCATTAACCGCCGCACAGAAGTGTAAACGCTACAAGGAAAGACACCCAGAAAAATTCACCGCCGAGGCTCGAAGAGATAGCAGAAAAAGCAGCGATGCAAAGTACCAAAAGACTAAGGCTTATGAAAAAGCCACTACGAAGTATAGGAGATCAGATAAGCATAGAGATGCTGAACTCAAATTTCTATACGGGATAACTCTTGAAGACAAGAAAAATCTGTACATTGCTCAGGAAGGTAAATGTGGTATCTGCCACAAACCTTTGCCAACGGAATTAAGTAAATGTCATGTAGAGCACAACCATTCTACGGGAAAGGTTAGGAGTCTAGCACACCATCGCTGTAATCAAATCTTGGGATTCTTTGAGAAAACGCCAGAGATTGTAGAGCAGTGTGTGCAATACTTAAAACTACATGGCTAAGAAACTTATAGGACTTTTGCAAAGACACGGGGATACCGAGGCAAACGAAGAGAACATCTTCAGAAGCCGACTAGACCCATCCTTAAACGACAAGGGCATCAAGCAAGCCGAAGCAGCGGCTAAGAATATCGCCAAGCATTACGGGGACGAGGTAAAGAAAGTTGTCTCGTCTCCTATGCTTAGGTCGCTACAGACGGCTGACATCATCGCAGAAGAACTGGGACTAGAAGTGATTCAAGATAGGGGCCTCATCTCATGGCACCTAGGCTTCTTGTCAGGACGAAACAAGGATGTCTACCAAGACATCTTGGACTTCTACGTAGATCACCCCAAGAAAGTCATACCAGAAGGTGAATCTCTAGACGAACTTGAGACGCGCTTAGAAGAATTCTTCGACAAGGCTCTAAGAGGCGAATTCGGCGTATATGTAACGCACAATTCTAATCTGGTGACCGTTGAAAACATGATCGTCGGCATTAAGACTGGACGCCAAGAAAGCAATGAGAAGAGTGTCGAGCCAGGAGGAACCATTGGAGTTTATTTGGAAGACGACGGGAAGTACAGTGTGGAGGTTTTGTTTGGCACCGAGAATGGTGCAGAGTATACATCGTAAACTTCCCTACCCACGGTGGTGGGAAGACGCTTCGTTCTTTAGGGACGGAGAGTAAGAACTCAAAGTT